TTACATACTTAATATGACTATGATACCAGTAAATGATGACATAACCACATTTTGCAGAGTTCTTGTTGGTGGTTCAGTTCAAACAGGTTCTGTTTATTCTTATGGTTCTATAAGAACAGATGGAACTGAATTTGGAAATTCTGGTAATTCAAATTCTGATACTCAAATAAGACTACACAGTCAATATGGTGCTGGAAACCAAACTGATGAAGGTATGTCATTTGTTATGCATATGATAAATATAAATAGTACAAATAAACCTAAAGATTTTCATTATAGTGTTGTTATGGACAATACTTCAAATGCTCACTTAGGTCATATAGGAACAGCCAGATATAATAGTAATGCTAATGTTGTAAGTGGTTTTAGAATTTTTATGAATAGTGGAAATATATCTAGATACGATTATAGATTTTATGGAATGAGGAAATAATGACAAGATATAAATTATTAGATGGAATAAAAGTTCAATTTACAGCTGAAGAAGAAGCACAAAGAGATATTGAAGAAGCAAAAGCATTAGAAGAAAAAGCAGGGTATGATGCTGAAGAATGGAAAAGAAATAGACAAGCAGAATATCCATCAATGGACGATTGTATCCACGCATTATTAGATGGTGGTGATACACTTACAGAATTACAAGCTAAAAGAACAGCTACTAAAACTAAATATCCGAAATCAGGAGCATAGACCATGTACTTCGGTGCAACGGCTTTCTCTGAAGCAGCCTTTGCTTCACAAGGCATTCCTCCATACGCATTCGTAGAAGTCAATGGATCACGGATCAATACTAATACAGGCACAGTTGGAGTTACCGCTGATGCTAATTTTGGTGTAACAGGAAACAGATCCAACATCTCAACAGGTACAGTTGGTATTGCAATCAATGTAGATGTTCCATTAACCGGTAATCGATTTAATTTAAACACAGGCACAGTTGGTATCACTGCTGATGCAAACGTCGGTGTTACAGGACAACGAGTTAATTTCACAGTTGGTAATGTAACTATCACTGCTGATGCAAATGTCAGTGTAGATGGTAATCAAATTAGTATTACAACTGGTAATCCAACTATTGTTGCAAATGCATTAGTTGCTCTTACAGGATCAAGAGTTAATTTATCAATTGGTAATGCTGAAAGTAAAGTTAATATTACAGTTCCTGTTACTGGAAACAGAGCAAATGTATCTCTTGGTAATGTAACAACTACTGCAGCGGCAGTTGTTTTACCAGATGGATCACAAGCAAATATTGGTACAGGTAATGTCACTATTTCTGCTGATGCAAACTTCTCTGTTACTGGATCAAGAGCTAATTTAACAATTGGTAATGCAGTTCCAAAAGCAAATGCAGTAGTTAGTGTTACAGGAAAACAATCTAATCTTGCAACAGGAACAGTAACAATCACTGCTGCAGCAACCGCTTTACCTTCTGGTAATCAATTTAATATTGGAACATCTACTGTTAACATTAAGAAATGGGATGGTATACTACCAGGAGTAGATCAAACTTGGACAAGGATACAAACCCCGTAAGGATATATTATGTTATTTGGATCAACATCATTTTCAGCAGCACCTTTTTCAAGTCCTTACATACAGGATTTTACTGTAGCTGTAACAGGAAACAGATTAAATATTACAGTGGGTAATACTACTATTGCTTTACCTATAACAGTTCCTGTAACTGGTAATCAAATAAACCTTGCAACTAACCCCGTAAGTGTGATATCATGGAATCCGATTCCACCAGGTGTGAATCAAATATGGGTCCCAATAGACCCAGATAATCCGTAGGAGAATTATGGCATCAAGTACATCAACAGATTTAAAATTAGAACTTATAACCACAGGTGAAAAATCAGGAACCTGGGGTACAATTACAAACACAAACTTACAAATTTTAGAACAAGCAGCTAGTGGTTACTTATCACTTGCAGTGGGTTCAGCAGATGTTGCTCTATCTTTAGCTAACCATGCAACAGCAAATGGTAAAAATTTATACTATAAATTAACAGGAACACTTACTGCTAATAGAACAGTAACTATGCCAGATGGCGCTGAAAGAGTGTTTATTGTAGAAGATGCAACAACAAGATCAACATCTAATTATACATTAACAGTTAAAACAGTTTCAGGAACAGGACTTGTTTTACCGATTGGATCAACTACAGTTTTATATTCTGATGGAACAAATATTACAGGCAAACTACAAACTAAAGGATACTATACACCTTCAGCTGCTTACACAGCAGTTAATGGTGATCAATTATTAATAAACACTTCAGGGTCTGGTATTGGTACACCTGTTACTATCAATTTACCAGCATCTCCTGCAATTGGTAATGAAGTGCATTTCATAGATAGTGGTAATGCATTTGCATCTAACAATTTAACAATAGGTAGAAATAGTTCTAATATTTTAGGATCTGCTTCTGATTTAGTAGTATCTACAAACTCGGCAGCATTTACATTAGTCTATGTTAATGCAACTAGAGGCTGGATCTATAAAGATAACATATAGGAGCATGGACCATGGCTCTAATTGATTTTAAAGTCTTACCAGGAATTGATAAACAAGATACCGAATCTGGTGCAGAAAACAGATGGGTAGATTGTGACAATGTTAGATTTAGATATGGACTACCAGAAAAAGTAGGTGGTTGGTCATCACTTGTCACAGATACTATTGTTGGTGTTGCAAGACGTCAGTTTGCATTTGTAGATTTAGAAGGAAATAGATACATTGCAATTGGAACAGATAAATTTTTACTTATATATTTTGAAGGTCAACTCTATGACATCACACCTTTAAAAGCTGCACTATCCTCTTCAACTATTGCAACAACAAGTGGATCAGCTGTTTGTTCTATCACTACTAGCTCTGCTCATGGTTTAAGTTCTGGTGATATTGTATTATTAGATAATGTAACTTTACCAGGAGGAACTGGTTATGCTGATTCTGATTTTGAAGATAAATTATTTCAAGTAACTTCTATTACATCAACAACAGTATTTACAATTACACAAAGTTCTAATGCTACAGCAACTGTTTCAACGGGTGGAAGTATGGATGTAATACCTTATGAACAAGTTGGTCCAGCAGAACAATCTTATGGTTATGGTTGGGGTATTGATACCTGGGGCAATGGTGCATGGGGAGAAGCAGCTTCTGCATCTGATGTTAGTCTTGAACCAGGTCTTTGGTCATTAAGTAATTTTGGTCAAGTATTAGTTGCAACGATTGCAAATGGTAAAACATTTACTTGGGATGCAGGTATTGCTGCAAGATTAACAACAAGAGCCTCTACTACTACAACAGGATTTGAGACTACAAGTAATCCAACAGCAACAAGAGTTACATTAGTTTCACCTACCACACGTCACTTAATTCACCTTGGAACTGAAACAATTATTGGAGATACAACAACACAAGATGATATGTTTATAAGATTCTCGGATCAAGAAAACATAAATTTATATACACCAACAGCAACTAATACTGCTGGTACACAAAGATTGCAGGACGGAACACGGATTATGGGTTCTTTAAAAGCAAAAGAAACAATTCTTGTTTGGACGGATAATGCTTTGTATGCAATGAAATTTATTGGTGCACCTTTTACATTTGGATTTGAACAAGTTGGTACTAACTGTGGATTGATTGGTAAAAATGCAGCTGTTGAAATAGACGGAGCTGCGTTTTGGATGTCTAATAATGGTTTCTTTATGTTTGATGGTACAGTTAAATCTTTACCTTGTTCTGTTGAAGATTATGTTTATGATCAAGCAGATACAACAAAAGGTCAACAAGTCTATGCGGGTTTAAATAATTTATACACTGAAGTTGTTTGGTACTACCCATCACAAGGTTCTGATTATAATGATCAATACGTTGTATTTAATTATGGAGAATCTATGAAAGGTGGTGTTTGGTATATTGGAACAGAATCAAGAACTTCATGGATTGATGCAACTGTTTACCCTAAACCCTCTGCAACTAAATTTAATGACTCCGCTACAGGTACTTTTCCAGTTATTGTTGGTGAATCAGGTTTAGGTCAAACTACTTTATTTGAACATGAGGTTGGAACTGATCAAGTAAATCCTGATGGTAGTACAACTACTGTTACATCTTTTGTAAAATCATATGACTTTGATTTACAGGCAAGACAACAAGATGCTCAAGGCAGATCTTCTGGACCAAGTATTGC